CAATTAAGTGATCAAAAAGCTTTAGCACAAGCAGCAGTTGACGGAAATTTAGAACAAGTACAAACACAACAGGAAATAAATGCTCTTGTTGCAATTCATGGCGAGGGACTTAGAGATATAATTACAAAATATATTGAAGGCACAAATGCACTTAAAAAACAAAAAGATGAAGCAGATGAGTTAAAAGATAAATTTGATCAGATTGGTGAAGCAATAGAAAGCAGTATAAAAGATAATTTAAGAGATGCAATTACAGGCGCACAATCTTTTGGTCAGGCAATGACAAATGTATTAAATAGAATAAGAGATAAGATCATTGATGCACAACTTGATAGGCTTGTTGGTGGATTTTCTGACGCTTTTAGTGCTGGAGCAAGAGGTAAACAAAGAAAAGGTATCGGAGGCTTTTTAGGTGGTATTCTTGGAGGTCTTTTCAAAGCTAATGGTGGGCCTGTAAAAGCAAATCAGCCATATATTGTTGGTGAACGTCAGCCTGAGTTATTTGTTCCAAGATCATCTGGTACTATAGTTCCATCTGTTCCCATGGGTGGAGAATCTATTGTAAATAACATTACAGTAAGTGTTGATGCCTCAGGTAGTGCTGTAAGTGGTTCATCAACTGAGGGTAATGAACTTGGACAACAAATTGCCGTTGCTATACAATCAGAACTAATTAAACAAAAACGTGCTGGAGGCTTATTGGCATAATGGCTACTTTTCCATCAATTACCCCTCAGTATTCAACACAGGAAACTGTTGATCAGGATAGTTTACGAATTAAACTAGGTGACGGATATGAACAACGTTTTGTTCAAGGTTTGCCCGCAAATAAAAGGTTGATTTCTTTAAATTTGACTTTCAATGTCACAACAACAGATGCAACGACAATTGATACATTTTTAGATGCAAGATTTGACGATCAAGCAAACTTTGATTTCACTCCGCCTCATCATTCATCAGCTTTGAAATTTATATGTACAAGAAGATCGAGAACAGCAGTTTTAAATAATAGAGTAGTTATGAATTTAACATTTGAACAAGTTGCAGAACCATAATGGCAATACCAGTATCTGAACTACAAAAACTGAATCCTAGTTCAAGGATAGAACTTTTTGTATTAGAACTTGTAGAGGGGTTGCACTATGCAACAGGAAACCCATCAAGTGTACCAACAACATTCAGATTTCATGCTGGTTCCAGTATGAACTCAAACGCAGAAATTGTTTGGCAAGGAAACTCATATCAAAGAATACCTTTGACATTTGAAGGTGCTGAGTTTACTGGTAAGGGTCAAATTCCAAGACCAACAATTACAGTTGCAAATTTAGGTGGTATTTCAAGGAGTGGTTCAGTTATTACTGTTACTGATTTAATGATTATTGTTAATTTAACTACACCACATAATGATTTAGTAGATTCAAAACTAACTCGCATAACAACTCTAGCAAGTGAACTTGACGCAGCAAATTTTCCAAGCAATAGCAATCCATTTGGCACACCATCATCAAATGAACTTCCTCAAGAAATATTTTTTATAGACAGGAAAATATCTGAAACAAGAGAAATTGTACAATTTGAACTTGTAGGAGCTTTAGATCAGGCAAACAAAAAACTACCAGCAAGACAAGTAACAAGAAATGAATTTCCAGCCGTTGGTAGTTTTATATAAAAATGGAATATATTTGGAAACAAGACGCAATAAATCATGCAAAACGATGTGACCCAGAGGAGTGTTGCGGAATTATTGGTAAAAAAAATAATAAGGAAAAATATTATCCTTGTAAAAACATATCAAATGAATTTAAAGCAGAATCTTTTGTAATAGAGCCTTTGGACTGGGCAAAAGTTGAGGATTCTGTAGATGAGATTACAGGTATTGTTCATAGTCACCCACAAAACATTTTAGAGTTTTCTGAGTCTGATAAATATAGCTGTAAGGCAATAGATTTAATTTTTTATCTCGTTTCGCCAAAATCAGATAAAATAGCAGTAATGAGACCTGATGAAATAGATGCTTAAAAAAATCAAGGTTTATGGAACATTAAGAAAATTTTTAGGTCAAGCAGAATTTGTTGTTGATCTAAATACACCGAAAGAAGCAATAAGTTTTTTGGTTTGTAATTTTAAAGGTATTGAAAAACACATGGCAGAGCAGTTTTATACTATACAAGTTGGAGCAAGAGTAATTACCGAGGATTTGTTAAATTTTAGATCACAGGATGATATAAAAATAATTCCTGTTGTTCATGGTAATTTTTTCTTTGCTATCGGTTTAGGAAGTTTATTCACTGCGGCTAGTGCCGCCCTTCCCGCAAAAATACTTGGAAGTAAACTTTTAGCTACTATTGCAACCACAGCGCTTACAAGTATTGGAACAAGTATGATAGTTGATGGCGTAACAAGTATGCTTTCACCACAGCAAAACACAATGTCTGCGGCATCTGGTCAAGATAGTTTAGACCCCTCTGCTTTAGCTTCCAACTATTCTTTTACTGGACTGACAAATATTTCAAGGGCTGGTATTCCAGTGAATCTGGTATATGGAGAAATCTTGGTTGGCTCTATTGTGGTTTCTAATGGTGTTGATACTGTACAGGTGGAGGGTAACAACTGATGGCGATACAAGAGTTTGATCAAAATACAGTATTCAACAATCCTGATCTGCCCAGTGGTGCCTTATCTTCCAAGCAGTTCAACACGATTGTTGAGCTATTAGGGGAGGGGGAGATAGAAGGATCAGCAACCGCATCTAAAGCCAGTATTACAGACAAGACATCAACTGCATACTTCAATGCTTTTAAAAAAGATATATTCTTAAATGGAACTCAGGTTTTACAGGAAGCCGCAAGCAATACTGCCCCAGAGGACAGTGATTTTAATTTTAAAGATGTAGGCTTTGATTTTAGGCTTGGCACTTCCAGCCAGACATTTATTGATGGAATATCAAACATTGAAACTGAAACTGTAATTGGTACAACTGTAACCACTTCAACCCCTGTCACTCATACAGTAAGTTCCAGTGATATTAATGCAGTTCGTGTAACTTTGAGGTTTCCTTCAATGCAGAAATTTGAAAATGATGGAGATATTAATGGTGTAGAAGTTAATTTATTGATAAAAACTATTGAAAATGATGGAACAACAACAACAGTTATTGATGACACTGTAAAAGGTAGATCAACAAACGCATATTTCAGAGATTATATTGTCAAGCTAAAGTCAACAACATCTTTTCCTGTTGCTATCAGAGTTGAAAGAGTAACGGCAGACAGCACAGATGCAACTTTAGTAAATGCCTTTCAGTTTCAACAGGCAACAAATATAATTTTTGAACAGAACGCATATGCAAATACGGCTCATGTCGCATTAAGGTTCAATGCTGAACAGTTTCCAAGAGTTCCCAAGAGGGTGTTCCGCATCAGGGGCCGCAAGATCAAAATTCCACATAACGCAACTGTAGATTTGCAGACAGGTGCAATATCTTATGCTGGTACATTCAACGGAACTTTTAAAACAGACAAGGAATGGACAACAGATCCAGCATGGATTTTATACGATTTGCTGACAGATACAAGAGCGGGGTGTGGCATCGCTGAATCAAACCTTGATAAATTTAGTTTCAAGACAGTAAGTGAATATTGCGGAACATCAGTTGATGCTGGTAACGGTGATGGATCAACAGAACCAAGATTCAGTTGCAATGTAAATATCACACAACGACAGGAAGCTTATAGTTTGATTAATGCACTTTGTTCTGTCATGCGAGTGATGCCATTCTATTCTGCGGGTGGAATTTCAATATCTCAAGACTCACCAAAATCGGCATCATATATCTTTACTAATGCAAATGTCGTTGATGGGCAGTTTATATATACTGGTTCAAGTTTAAAAACAAGACATACAGTTATAAATGTTAGCTATTTTGATATGACAACTCAAGAAATTGATGTTGAAACTGTTGAGGCTGATTCTGCTACACAAACAAAGTATGGAATTGTTGTTAAAAATATAAGAGCATTTGCTACGACTAGTCGAAATCAAGCAAGAAGATTAGGAAGATGGTTTTTATATAATGAACAAAATTCTGGCGAAACCTGTTCTTTTTCTACTACTGCGGCTGCTGGTGTTTTAGTTCGACCTGGAGATGTGATAGAAATATCTGACAGACTTAAAGCTGGTGTAAGGCGTGGAGGTTTGCTTAAAAGCGTTACCAGTACAACAGTTGTTGTTTTAGATGATTCTGACAACACAGATATTCCTAGTCTTGGAGATAGCCCAACAATTTCAATTATTCTTCCTGATGGCACATTGGAAGAAAAAACAATTAGTGCAATATCAGGGACAACTATAACTGTATCATCAGCCTTTAGTACAGCACCAAATCAACACGCACCATATATCCTTGAAACTACAAATTTACAGACTACAACTTGGCGAGTCATAACAGTCAAAGAAAATGATGATAAAACTTTTACAATAACTGCACTTTCACATGATTCTGGTAAATATGCTTTTGTAGAAGATGGTTCTTCGTTACCAACAAGAAATATAAGCACTCTTACAACAGTTTTAAATCCACCCGAAGGATTGAGAGTGGATGAAAAGATTGTAACTATTAACAATAAGGCAGTATCAAAACTGATTCTTGATTGGCAGACGCAATCTGGTGCCAGTAGATATGAAGTTCAATACAGATTTGCTAATGGTGATTTTAAGAAAATAGAAACCCTTTCAAGTGATGCTGAGATATTAAATTCAGATGCTGGTGAGTATGAAATTAGAGTTTTTAGTTTTAATGGTCTTGGGCAACCTTCAACGCAACCAGCAACATTAACATTTAATGCTGTTGGTAAAACTGCCCCACCTTCAGATATTACAAACCTTACTTATGAACCAATATCTGATAAAGAAATCAGACTTAGATGGGATGCTGTACCAGATCAAGATGTTAGAGCAGGGGGGCGTATTCATGTAAGACATTCTCCTAAAACAGACGGAAGCGGTACTTTTTCAGATGCAACTGATCTTGTTTTTGCTTTGAGTGGAGCATCTACAGAAAAAGTTGTTCCTTTACTTGAAGGAGAGTACATTCTTAAGACGCAAGATGATGGTGACAGATTTGGTACAGGGGAAACTTCACTTGTAATTGATTTACCTGAGACTCAGCCAAAACTATTGGTATTAGCAAGAAGAGAAGATCAGGACAGCCCAAAATTTCAAGGTTCAAAAACTAATGTAGGATTTGATTCTGGTACAAATTCAATTAGTTTGGCTGGTACAGGTAATTTTGATGACAGTACAGATATAGATTCTGAAACCTCTATTGATGATATTGGTGGTGTCTCGACAACTGGTACATATTTATTTAATGAAACTTTGGATTTAGGTGCTGTTTTCAGCCTTGACCTCAGAAAACTTATACAGACTGATTCTGTATATTCTTCAGACTTGATAGATTCAGTTACAGATATTGATGCAAGACAGGATTTTGATGGAGTTTCAAGTGTTGATACAAATGCAGAAGTTTTTGTCCAGACTTCACAAGATGGCAGTAGCTATTCAGATTTTCAAAAGTTTGCAAATGGAACATTTAAAGGTAGAACATTTAAATTTAAATGTGTGTTATCAACACAAGATACAAACCAAGATATAAGAGTAAGTCAGCTAGGATATTTTGCAGAGTTTCAGAGAAGAACAGAACAAAGCACAACAACTATTGCGTCTGGGGCAGGGGCAAAATCCATCACATTTGACCATCCATTTTTCACAGGCACTAGCGCATTATTAGGTGCAAACTCTAACCCACCTGCTATTGGAATTACTGCTTTTAATATGGCAACTGGTGACTTTTTTGAACTTTCCAGTATTACAGGAACAGGTTTTACTGTGCATTTCAAAAACAGTTCTGGAAGTTCAGTTGATAGAAACTTTAACTTTACTGCTATTGGTTTTGGTAAAGGTTAATATTTAGGATATACTTAAAAAAATACTGAGTTGTCATGTCAAGAGTCGATAATACTGGTGGATCTGGCTTTACCGTTGATAATGGTACTGGTCTTGTTGTAAGAACAAAGTTAAATCAGATAATTGCTGCACTTAGTACTGTTAATCAAGGCTCTGGCGACCCTACAATCGGTGTTGCAGCTTATGTTCCTCATATTGATGGCAATACTTTAAAAATTAGAAACGCAGCAAATGATGCTTTTATAAGTTTGGGTGATGTAAGTGCAACAAACTTTGGTCATGCGGGATTGTCGGCAGCTAATACTTTTACTTCAACAAATATATTTCAGGAAGATGTTACTTTTGATGGTGCTACTGCTGGAAGAGATGTTGTTTTTGACAGGTCAGATAATGCTCTTGAGTTTGCTGATAATGCAAGTGCAGTTTTTGGGGCTGGTTCTGATTTAACGATCACGCATGATGCAACAGACAGCACTATTACAAGTGCAACAAACGATTTAAAAATTACCAGTAATGGTGATGATCTTATTCTTGAGGCCGAAGATGACGTAATTATTAGAGATAATGGCGGTTCTAATATTTTGGCACAGTTTATTAATGGTGGAGCAAATGAGCTATATCACAATGCAACAAAAAAATTTGAAACAGCAAGTGGTGGCGTAAGTCTTACAGGAGGAGCCGCAGCTAACGTCACAGCACTCTCTGATGGGGCAACAATAACAATAGACATGGCTACAGCCTGTCATCACTCAGTAACACTAGGAGGCAACAGAACCTTTGCAGCACCAAGTAATCAGGTAGTAGGTCAGGCAGGTTCAATATTTATCACACAAGATGGTACAGGATCTAGAACAGCATCATTTAATAGTGCTTTTAAATTTGTAGGTGGTACAGCACCAACACTTACAACAACGGCGGCGGCGGTAGATAGGATAGATTATGTGATTTTATCTAGTAACGTAATTCATTGTGCAGTTTCATTGGATGTTAAGTAATGCCATTTTTTGATCCAATAAGAATAGGTGCTTCTGGTGCTGCTGTTGATTACACTGTAGATCGCAGTTTAAGATTTAATGATGGTGATAGTCCTTATTTTAACAGAACTCCTAGTAGTGCTGGTAATAGAAGAAAATGGACTTTGAGTTTTTGGGTAAAACGTTGCAGCTTAACATCTAATCAAGGAATTTTTGGGGCTGAATCATCAGGAGACAGGCTTACCATTTTGTTTGGTTATTCTGGAAGCGATCAAGTCCGATTTTACAGCCAATCCCCTGCTGTAGAAGTCTATACAAATAGAGTATTTAGAGATGTTTCTTCTTGGTATCATATTGTCTGGGCAGTTGATACAGAACAAGCAACTGCAAGTAATAGAATTAAATTATATGTAAATGGTACACAGGAAACATCTTTTGCTTCAGCTTCATATCCATCGCAAAATTCTGATTTAACTGTAAATAATACAGTTGCACAATATATCGGAAGAAACTCTGGATATGACGGTGAATATTTTGATGGATATATTGCAGAAATGAATTTGATTGATGGACAACAATATGACTCTTCATATTTTGGAGAAACAAATGCGACAACAGGACAATGGATTCCTAAACAATATACAGGAAGTTATGGAACAAATGGATTTTATTTGAATTTTTCAGACAATTCTGGAACGACTGCAACAACACTCGGCAAAGATTCAAGCGGTAACGGCAACAACTTCACACCAAATAATTTTTCTGTAAGTGCTGGTGCTGGCAATGATTCTTTAGAAGATACACCTACTAATAATTTTCCAACTTTAAATCCTTTAAATATTAACCCTTACAGTTCATCAGGTTATCCATCTCCAACTTTTACAAATGGAAATCTAACATTTACTACAAATACAACTTCACAAGTAAATTATGCTGAAAGTAGTTTTTACTTTCCTGCTACAGGTAAATGGTATTTAGAAGTAGTTATAAATAATTTGAATATTGGTAGTGGTGTTGGATATTTACAGGCTTTAACCATCAGAAGTGCTACAAGTGGTTCTTATTACCTTTGGTGGGTGTATTCTTCTCCTTATTATCAAATAAACACAGGTAGTGGATTAGTAACTATAAATGCACCTTCTAATGGTGATGTATTGCAACTTGCTTTTGATGCTGATACTGGTAAGACTTGGTTTGGCAATAATAACACATGGTATTTAAGTGGTGATCCTGCAACTGGCACAGCAATGTCCTCTCCTATAGTAATTGCAGGGGATGATGTTAGATTTTCTGTTTCAGGTAGATCAGGTAGTGCAGCAAATATAGTTGATGTTAATTTTGGGCAAAGAGCATTTAGTTATACCCCACCAACAGGATTTAAGGCACTTAATTCAGCAAACTTACCCGACCCAACAATAAAGCTACCTAATAAACATTTTAATACTTTGCTTTACACAGGTGATGGGAACGATAACAAAGCAATTACTGGGCTTAGTTTTCAGCCTGATTGGACTTGGGTTAAAAAACGTGGAGGAAATAGCTCTGCTGAACATCATTGGCTAGTTGATGCTATAAGAGGTGTAACAAAACATTTATCTTCTAGTCTTGCTGATAGTGAATATACATTTACTAATGTCATCAAATCTTTGACTTCAGATGGATTTACTTTAGGAACTGATGGGAAAGTTAACAGGGCAAGTGATACTTATGTTGCATGGAACTGGAACGCTGGTGATACAGATGGCAAAACTTATACAGTAAAAGTTGTTTCTGATTCTGGTAATAAATATAGATTTGATGATTTTGGAACGTCTGCCGTAACACTTGACCTTGCAGAAGGTGGTACTTATATCTTCGATCAATCTGATAGTTCCAACTCTGGACATCCACTAAGATTTTCTACGACATCAAATGGTACTCATGGAGGTGGAACTGAATATACAACAGGAGTTACTACATCAGGTACGCCAGGATCTAGCGGTGCTTATACACAGATTGTTGTAGCTGCTTCTGCTCCTACTTTGTACTATTACTGTTCTGTTCATAGTGGAATGGGAGGACAGGCCAATACAAACTCAACTCTTGGATCAAGTAATTTTGATGGGTCTGTTCAATCAACTGTAAAAGTAAATGCAAGTGCAGGGTTTTCTATTATTACATATACAAGAAACGGAGGTAATATTACTGTTGGTCATGGTTTGGGTGTCGCACCAAAAATTTATATAAGAAAACGAAGAGATAGTACTGATAACTGGATTGCTTACAACACAATTCTTGATGGAAGCATGGATTATTTAGTTTTAAATGCTACTGATGCCAAAGCAGATTCTTCATTAACAGTACCAACAAGCACAAAATTTTATGATGATGGTTCTGGTAATATGGTGGTTTATGCTTTTAGCGAAGTAGCAGGGTATAGCAAGTTTGGGTCATATACTGGTAACGGAAATGCTGATGGCACGTTTGTTTTTACAGGCTTCAGACCAGCTTGGGTAATGATTAAAAGAACTAGTCCTAATGGATATAGTTGGGTACTAGTTGATAACAAAAGAGATACTTTTAATGTAACTGATAAAGGTTTGATACCTAATTTAAGTGATGCTGAAGGAACTGGATATAGTATGGATTTTTTTAGTAATGGTTTTAAATTACGCTTAACAGGCACAGCAATGAACGCATCTGGAGCAACATATATTTATTTATGTTTTGCCGAATCTCCTTTCAAAAATGCAAGGGCAAGGTAGTATATAGATATGGCTTTTTTATTAAACGGAAAACCATTAGCAGTTGATGTTCCCTTTACAGTAGGGGATGTTAATTACCCTGCTAACTGGTTAAGATTATCTTCTGCACAGGAGAAAAAAGATCTTGGTATTACTGAGGTTGCTGATGCTCCAACGTATGATTCACGTTTTTATTGGAATGATGGCACTGCAAAGACTCTTACAGATACAAACGAAGTTGATGAGAATGGTGACCCATTATTAGATGAGAATGGAAATCAGGTTGTTACTTTAGGTGTTAAGTCTGTATTAAAAGCACAGGAAAAAGCAACTGCTGGTTCTTTATTAGCAACATATGATTGGTACGTTGTAAGAAAAGCAGAAAAATCTACTGCAATACCAACAGCTATCACAACTTATCGTGATGCCGTCAGAACAGCTTGTAATACAAGGGAAACAGAGATTGATGCCTGTTCAGATACTGCAGCTTTAGTAACTCTTTACGGATCAACAGAAACAGATGGTGTTGTAACACCTAACATGACACAATATCCAGACGATCCTAACGCTTAAGTTCCTGCATTTGTCTAGTCATTATTCCCATAGTGACGTAGAGAGGGGATAGGGCTACAATAAGCAGTAATACAAGCACACTTGAAAAAGATAGTGCTTTTAAAATTGCAAATTTAATCATGTTTCAAAAAATTGCTAATATTCTTAGCATCGTTTCATTTGTAATGGTAGCTTCCATGAGTGGTGGAACGTACTTTGCATATAAATATGTAACATCAGAACAGTTTAAAGCAAGAGTAATGAATAAGATCCTTGGGAATGTTCAAAACATGATGCCAAAAGTATTAGATCAGGAATTACCAAAAGTTACTGGCCCATCAATGCCGATCATTAAATGATCTTTGGATTTTTAAAAAACCTAGTTAAATACTATATAGATAAATTAATTCATTGGATGCGTATGACAAAATTTAATTTAGAGCTTGATAATGACATAAAAAAATATCACGAAAAAATGGATAAAAAAGTAAAAAAACCTAAGATTATAGAGAAAGGTACTTTTGGAAAAGATGGTTGGTCTATTTCTATTGGAGATATGAAAGATGGAAATACCAAAGATTGATATTCCACAAATAAGAATAAAAGAGATTGATATTCCAAAAATACGCAAATGGGAAGTTCATAGACCTACATTAGATGTCATTCTTAAGCCTGTCGTAGATATACCAGCTTGTGTTGATGCTCATAGAAATAATTTACCTAGTCTTATTGGAAAAGATGAAAAAGGTACATATCAAGCCTGTGGGACGTTTGATATACCAAGTTTTGAACCTTTGGAATATAATCCTAATAATTTTATTTACACAGCCCCTTTAAGCCCTCAGAGCCAAGAGCAAAAAGATATACAACCAGAACAGCCAAAGATTCCAGAAACAAAAAAAGAAAAAGTTACAGTTGAACCTTGCCCACCCAAAGATGCACAATTTCGGGAAGGGGATTACAGAAATGATAAAAAAATTGAAAGGCTGGTAAAATATGAAAAAAAAACTATAGGGGGTTCATGTGACCCGATCTGGGAAAAAGTACCATTCAGAGAAAGCTTTATTGGTACACCTCAAGCACTCATTTCTACTGCTGTTATCGGTGTGGTTGCTGGTGGCTCTGCGCTTTTGGCTCCTTTAATAAAAAAATTAATTTCTGAAATATTTAAAAAAATAAAGAAAAAACTTAGTAAACCTAATTCTTAATTTGTAATTTATGTGTATGTGGTAGAACTTGCCCTTTTTTTGGACTGACAATTACATCCTCACATAGTTTGTGGTAAATACTTGATTTTGCATATTCAATTCCAGCAAGTTTCAATTCACCACAATTTTTAAGTCTTGCTAGTTCGTAATTTAGCCTTTCTTTAGACAATATTTGTCTTTGTATCTTTTCTTGTGTTGTAGCACTTTTTAAGCAAGCATCTTGAAATCTTCTATCTAATGGAATATTAAAAGTCAAAGCTACACCAATATTTAAACCTAGTGAATCTTTATTGCCACTATAATTTTCTTGATAAAAAAGAATTTCACCCGCATTTGTAAGGTTCCCATCATCATCTACCGCTGGATTATAGTAGGGAGTTTCATAGGTGTAATCCATAGGGCGTTTGATATTTAAATTTGAATATGCAAAGGGGCTTATAGACATTTGAGGGCCAGAACAAACTATTCCATTTCCATAACTATTTTCGACCATTGGGCCGCCAAGCACTTGTGTAGCAAAGTTTGATACACTTCCAGACGCGGATGCTTGTGGAGCCGCGGTATTTGAGGTATTAGCAAATACTGGACTCCCAAACAATAATCCTATTATTGGGAGAATATTGTAGTTGTATCTGTAACGCTTTCTGATTGAATTGTTCTGGTTATATCTGTTATAGATTGAACCCCACTTGGAGTATATGTCTCTACAAATTGAAAAGCACCTTGATTTGTTAAAGTCCAATTTGGTTTCTGGTTTAAATCTAAATCTGTCCACGTATAAGTCGTCCCGTTTAGGTTTTGATTACTGGTAGTGATAGGAGGTGTAATTGAAGTTCCATCCATTTTAATTCCAGAGCCAGAAACACTGTATTGAAATCCACCATATTCTGTAGTGCGGATCTGTTCTGTGATATTTGTGATTGTTTCTGTTCGAGAAGTACTTGAGCCTTGTGAAAAATTTGGTACCACAGGGACAGCATAGACAGGGCTAGATATAAGAAAAACAAACGAAAATATCCCCCACATCAATCAACAGTTAAATCTGTGACAAATTGACCAGTAAGAACTACCCCTGTTCCTGTTCCACCTGTAAGAGTCATTGTGTGATGGTCTAAAGTTACCGCTGCTGTACCTACTGAACCAGCGGCAGTCGAAGTCAAATCACTAAAGTTACCTACTGTCCCGACAGTTGGGGCTGATCCAGCAGTAGCATCACCCTCAAGGTATGACTGAGTAAAGCTAAAAGTTTCACCAGCTGTTGTTTGTGTTGCACTTGGCATAGTCACTGCTGGAACTCCATTTGTAACAGATCCAAAGCCACCCACGCTCGCAGCGTCACCGCTTGTAGTTGTTATATTTGTGCCGCTTATGCTATAAGATGAGCCGATTTTGTCTGCTGACGTTGCGGCACTGAGGCTTTCTAATTTGACTGATGAGGTTATTGTACTCTGAATATCAGAATAAGCAGCTGATGGAATACAGAGTGCAGCTAATAGTAAGATTTTTTTCATTTGGTGCTTGCTTTAGGGTTCTTATTATCTACTATAGTATCTTTTTTCTTTTTTATCGAAAAACCTAGTGATGCAGTACTTGCTGAAAAAATACTTGCAATAAATGTCGGATCAAAATCTACAATCTTTTTACCAGATGGAGGTTCATAGTATGAAAGAGACAAAAGTGTTGCTGACCATAAAAGCACACAAACTTTGACAATGGTTTCAACTTTGCTGGGTTCTTGATCTTCCATAAGATTAAGGGTTTCTTGTTTAATACTGGCATATTAGCTATGTTTGGAAAAACAAACAAATCAATGATTCGTATTCTCAAACCTATCCTTTTAACTTTCTGTAAAACAAATGCAGTTAAAAAGTTAATTCTTGACCTTTTGAAAGCTTTGGTCAAAACTACAGACAACACAGTAGACGACAAAATCGTGGCAATTATAGAAAGTAAATTATGGCCTGATCTTAAATGATGGATATAATCAAAGCTCTAACATCTACTTACAGCCTTGAGGGTGAGTTTGAGGTGCAAAAGTCTATAAAATTTATTGAAAAGCTAGAGGATATTGAACTACTCAAGCCTTATGCGATTAAGTTATTACAGACAAATGCAAAGCAAGCTCATTTTGTAAGTTCTTCGATTGAAGTTATATCTCAGCAAGCCGCTTATATATTTAAGCTAGAAAAACAACTAAAAAAGAAAAAAGCGACCCTTTGGGATCGCATGAGATACGTTTTGTTTAATAAAAAATCAGGGGACTAAATCCTTTTCTGTAATATCAAACCAAGTTGCAGACTCTGTAACCATACCAGTAAGCTCATCTGTTCTTGTTGTTTCACAAAATTCATAAGTTCTTTCAGATTCTGGGTGATAAAAAATCTGACCTATGTATGGATTGTTTGGAAAAGTTACTAAGTACATAATCAAAAAGGTAAATCCTCTGGAAGTTCACGCTGGTTTGCTTTGACGTTTACAGTCCTCTCAGAGGCTGGTTTAGGGTTTAGTGGTGCAATCTTACCTGAGTTACCCCAGAGGCCGCCCCAGATCGAAAAACCAGCTATTTCATCATAGTCTGATTTGCTTTTGTAAACCCTTATCTTAGTATCTTCGATATGGGCATTATCAACCATAGTTTGTAACCAGTTTGCCATTTTCATAGCTTCATCAACTGATATGTCGATAATTAAGTTTCTTTCTGGTGCATTGTCTCTATCGCTGTTGTTATCAACGATTCTAAATTTTGCGTTAAATGCTGTGTTTGCCATAATAATTAAAAGGGTTCAATGGGTGTAATGCCGTTTGCTTCTTCCCAAGCAAGCACTTTATGAAGTTCATAACGTACTCTGGGATCTCCGAAAATGGCTTCAATTCTAGAAAGTTCGTAGAACTCAGGGCCATAGCCTTTGTATCTCCACTTTCTGATCGTTTGAGGAGTTTTGCCATATCTTGAAGCCAGTTGCTCTGTTGTGAAAAACTGGCTCTCAGCTACTGTCATGTTGTAATCACCTCCTTTCTAGTTTTGATAAGTTCACAAAGGTCTAAATAATCCTCTTGTGGTATTTGTCTGTTAGCATAACGCACCTCTAAAGACTCAGCACATTTATCAAGCCTTTCTCTGGTGTCAGCTTTAAGGATTGCATCTTTGGCAACTACTGTAAGGTTTTGAGTAGAAACTGGAGTCCTATCCTTTTTAGGATTTTTCCAAGCTTTACTGCGGTCATATAAAGATAATCCAAGCTGTGAACCAAACTGCATAAAAGCACGTTTTCTAGCGTCAGATTCAGCTTCCTTTACTGCTGATTCATGCTTGTCACCTAAGTTAACTCTTTCACCTTTACCATGTCCAGCACCAACTCCTTCTCTAATTACATCACCAACAGTCACTCTAACTTTTGCAATGTAAGTTACACAGAACTCATCACTCTGCACACAGTCAAGCTGTATTGTTTCAGATGACCAGCCATCAAATCCAAAGATGCGGTTAGCTTCATTGATTACATACCAGCTTTCTAAGTAAGCAAGTTGCATATTGCCTTGCTTTCTAAAAGCAACAACTTTAGGGTCAATAGGTTGTTTAAGTTGTTCTGTTTGTTCTTTAGTAAATGTCATAACCATTTAGGGGGTGTAAGTGTTTTGATGCCCTCTGGAGCTTGATCGGTATATCCAGCCCAAATGCCTGACTCTTGGGCAGCTTTGATGTCAGACAAGGTTTGTTCTTGTAGTTCATATCCACGCTCAATAAAATGAGGTGACAGTTCATATACTCCCACGCTATATGGAAATACCTTTTCAACTGCCACAAATATGAACCGCTTTGCTCCAGTACCTTGAAGATAGTGTGCTGCTTGCAGATGGTAAAAAAATGAGGAAATTGTCCGAGTAAATTTGTCAGGACTAGCCCCACCTTCACCTGTTGTTTTGAGATCAATGACCATATCATCAATCACATAGTCACAACGGCATTTGCATTGCAAACCTGTTTCCCTGTGCTTCCACCAGTAAGATTGCTCTGCTAGTCCTCTGGTATCTCTCAAGGTATCTGAAATAATGTATTTGTTGGCAAATTCGTTATTACAAAGAGCTTTATAGATACCAGTAAGAGTATCCATTTCTGGAGTTGTAAAAGTTTCAATGCCTTTTTCTTGCAAAGAAAGTGCTACTGCCTTACCAGCTTTAGTTCTTTTATCATCTAATAAAGCATAAGAGTTAGAAAAAAGTTCGGGTTCTAAACAGTACTTATGGCACATAGATCCAAACTTCATTGCTGGAGTTGCAATTCTGGGAGGATTGTTCTTGCCATACTTGTAAGTATGAAAAGCCTGTAAGCCATGATCTATGGCATATTTCAAGTCAGACGCTGCAATAGCTGGATCTGATCTATACACTTGTTCATCAATATCAACTGACGTTATGTGTGGTGTGGTGTTGTTTAAAGATTCCATTTTGTTATAGTAATGGTGTCCTCTGGTGTTAGGACAATGGGTGGAGTACTGGTAGAGATCAGGGGTGGTCTTTACCAGTATTTTTTTGTGTAATAGTATTTATTTCTTCTTGAATTACTATCATTGTTAAATTAATCTCGCTAATAATTTTAAGAAGTTTGTCTTGATTTTTTTCAAGATCAGCAAGCCTTTGCTTTATGCGTGTCATTTCAAAGGTCATTGTTGTAGCTCCTTACAAGCGAGTTCAATACCAGCATTGCAATCTGCAACTGTCATGTCGTATAAAGTTCCAGTAAGGGTTGTATAAAACAACCCCATGCCAGCGATAAGTAAGAAAAAGTTTTGCATTAGTCAAGCTCCGTTTGATCGAATTGAATTTTGATTAGTGGATAAGATTCAACATCTGTGAATTTTTCTTTTGCTCCATCAAGCATTAGTTCATAAAGTCTGACTGCTTGTTTTGCTTCATCTTCTGTGAACTTGTAGTTGCTCTGGTTAGCGAGGTTCAAGAGTTGCTTGTGTCTCATAACTAAAGCGTTAACTCTTTGAACAAAGAGAGCTTTGAATCTATCTCTCTTGTGCTGATCTTTTTCAGCTTGTGTCTTAGGTGTAGAGGTCATTCTTATAACCCCAACACATACTGATCTGTTAAGTAGCAATCAGGTTTGATCTGCCACTCAGTTACCCAAGCATCACCGACTACTGGTGCTTTAGGTGTTGATACTTGCTGCAACCAGACATAGCCTTTTCTGGCTGGTCTGTGCATTGTGCTGTCATCAAGCACTTTTGCAAGGAAACAATTACCGCAATGCTCAAAGCCTTTTGCGTTCATTGCCCAGACTGTTTTTGTGTTTTTCATAAAAACCTCAACGAAGAACGGCCTCTCAGCCATACATTAATATTATATTACCTTTGTTTACCTGTCAATACCTATAAGACATTGTTACAGATTCAAAACATATAGAGGTAATTAGAGGTAAAAGATTGACATATAGATTAATTACATATATTATATAAATATGAGGTCGAGAGATCGGCTGATTATTCAAACTTCGCAAAGGATTCAAATGAGAACTCTAACAAAAAGAATTGACGGCTTTGACAAGATCAACAGCTTTGGTATTGAGTACAAAAACTGGAGAGGTCAAAAAGATGTCAAAGGTGTTTACTTAATGCAAGGCTATCAAAAAGATGATGACGGCATTTACTGGGCTATGAGCAGAACAGTATGCTTGAGCAGCAATCCAAGTCAGGCAGATGTAGATGAGATTGACAGAATATACAACAATCCACCAGTTGTTGATGGTGAGTTGGTCTTGATAAATGGAGAGGTTTACAAGACTCGTCTTTTATCAGGTGGTGACTACAGCAACACTGCAATCTTCGACAAGGTAGAAGCTTAATTGCTCTACCTTTTTCTTTTTATTCACTTCGCAAATTATTCAAATGGCAAACTATTACATGACAGAAAAAGAGCAACAGTTTCTTACAGTTGCATCTATAGACCAAAATCAATGGCATGAGTGGGTCGGTATTGATCCAGCTTATGTATATTTTGATTTCAATGACCTTTTAGAGGCCAATATTCCTATGAAACAAGCCGAAGGTTTACTCAGCAGCCTATTACAAAAAGGTATTGTTGAGGTTGAAATGGCTTATGCAGATATGAATGTTTTTGATAAAGGAGAGTTTCTTTATTCATTTACAGAAGAGTTTTGTACATGGGTTGCTCAAGGAGGCAACTACAAAGTAAAAAACTAAACCTATCAGCCCCACCTCAACTGGTGGGGTCTTTATTCACCTATCACCCCAAAAACAATGTACGAAAACTATCAGGCAAATCTTTTAGACAAATGCAACCAAAGACTTTTATGTTGCAACCAAAAAATTGAACAATTAACACAAGAGCTTAGAAAAGCCAAGTTAGACAAAATTGAAGTTTACAAACTTATGAAAGCAATCAAGGAGGTTAAGTAAATGGAAACTCAATTTAAATCATTAAGCCCAGACTATAGCGTTGCAGAATTACTGGCAATTAAGATTAAGCAAGAGGCAATAGATCTCAAAGGTGTGGAATTTGATTGCTATTTTAATTGTATTTTTAACTGGAAATATATCACTCTTGGTATTTACCCAGATGGTCAAGTCTATACAATGTATTCAGATACAGGGTTTAGTTCCCTTGATAAAGTTTTTGGTACACAAGAGGCTAAATGACTCAAGACAAACTTGAATACCAGTTTAAAAAGGCTTTTTTGGAACAAGAGTCAGAAAAATATATAGATTATCTTTGTCAGCCTAGAACAAAGCCAGAGGTTTATGCAGCAATAGAAAAGATTGCATTGTTACACCTTGAGATTAAAAATTGTGAGGATATTATCTATACAGCAAATATTCCAGAATTTGATGATCCTTTGAATTAAAGGCTAATATCAATTTGTAAGAGATTACCTATGCTTCGTTACTTCAACGATACATGAACATCTTTCTAAACATAAAAGCTGAAGATGCTGTAAGGCTTAGACAGTTTTTAAAAAAGAACCCTTCAACGTCTGGATCTGGAGTTACAAGGGAACATCTTAACGCTGGTATTATTTCCAGAGTTGTTTATTCTCTTGAACACGCTTTAAATGAATTATGAGTCGGGTAGCCTGATGACTTTAGCAAAGCAAGTCTGAAAGCCATACAACACCTATTGTGAGATTTAGGAAAAGCAGGGGGGCAAGCGAAGTGCCTATCTATCACCCGACTACTCACATAATGTATATTTTGCTTTTATATCTTCAACAATCATTTCTGGATATTGAATAGTGTGCCAAATATGACCACACTCATAACATTCTCTACGCCTTACAATAACGTGCTTTGAATTGCGGTCTGATCTTCTTACTTTCTGGTCTGTATAATCCTTGCACTTAGGACAGGCTACCCATGAAATCCGTTTCATTGATTGTTCTTATTTTTATGTTTGCACCAGTTTCAGAATCTGTTTCACAGTACTTTTTGACAGCGTGTAAAGATACAACTTGAGAGTCGTCAGCAAATGCGGACTTAGTTAGACTATCCAGTAATGCTCTGCAATGTTTGTCCAGATCACCCTTGTTTTTGTTAGTGATATACACAGGAGCAGCTTGACGCACCATGCCATTTGGGAGATAGTGCTTAAGCGGCCTTTTGAACCAGAACACCACCTCTATCTCAACTGGTTCTTCGATTATATCGTCCACTATTAACTTTGCCCTCATTTCCACCTGTTTACGCCATGACTTCAGACGCTTACTTGTCTCAACCATTATTCCATTGCCAACGTGTTTTTTGCTTCCCTGCGGAGCAGATTCCATGCCTTTCACAGAAATAATATATTCCATAGAAAATGAGTTTTATTCCAGAGAATACACCATTCATAGCTTTGCCAACAGCATTAAAGGGCAAAGTAACACCATTTCAGCTATCAGTTCTGTGGGTTTTGCAGTCCTATTATCCAAACATCTGGCCTAGCTATCAGACCATTTCTAATGATGCAAAAATGTCCAGAGACAAGGTTATTAAGACTGTTGCAGAACTTGTAGAACTAGGTTTGCTGCAAAAGCAATATAGGATCAATGAAGATGGTCAAAAAACTAACTGCTATAGGGTCACAATTTGGCATCAATGCAAGACATTTCCTGTACCAGATCCTAGTATTCATGCGGGGTCGTTGATACATACTACCCCAGTCGTTGAGAACTACCCCCCCAGTACGCCACAGCGACCCCCCCAGTCGTTGAGAACGACCCTAACTAAAACAAACTTAACTAAAACAAATAACTATAAAACTATTAGTCAGAAAAAACCTGTAGATAAATTCTTTGAACCTTTCTGGGAAGCTTACAGAAAGATACCTACATCAATGCGTGTTGTATCGCAATCTAAAAAGCTTGCAAAGGCCGAATTTAGTAAATTAGGTAAAAAGACACAGGAAAAGATACTTGACTGCCTACAGGCCGATATAAGAGCCAGATCGAAGCAATTAAAAAATGATAACTTCACTCCATTATTTCCTGATTGTTTTCGTTATCTCAAAAATGGTCAATTTGAACAATATCTATTGACAGTATCTAAAAATGCAACTACATTAGGAAAACCCAAACAAAACACCCCCTTTTAACACCCCATGAAGAATTACAAGCGGGCTGCTGTTGATAGAGAAGTTACCTTCAACGCACCCAAATACACTTGTTATGCTTGCAATGATACAGGCATCATTAACAATTCAGACAAGTTAATAAACAATCACTTACCAGATTATGACATTGACGACAACGGAAGGCGGTTCTCTGGTCAGGATTTAGCTCTTATATGTTACTGCAATGCAGCTAACGCTCAATATGACATAGATGGTCAGATAATCTCTCATGGATACAGAGATTCAGATGGTCAAATAAGAAACAACATTGGTGTAGATATTCCTATCGACATTGTTCGAGATATACACAACATGAGAAAAGAAGGCTGGTCTAAAACAGAAAAGCTTATGAATAAACTTATCCAAAAAAATATCAAAAACCAAGAATTTGCACTTCCACCAGAAGCTCAAAAAGTAAAAGATCAACTAACAAACTTTCAAATCAAATCATTATGACTAACCACAAGTATCGTCCTCATCTTTCTTTTGAGTACAAACAAACAAGAAATCAAACCATTTTAGAAATGAGAAAAGATGGTCACACACTGCAATCAATCGCAGACAAATTTGATTGTTCCAGAGAATGGATTAGATTAATTCTTAAAAATGATTTAAATACTACTGATAAATTTAAATTTAATCCTCAACAACATTGTAAAGCAGATGAATATTCTGCTCCTGACATCACTAAGCTTACTGGCTACTCTGATCATTACATTTATCAACTTATCAAAAAAAATTGGATTCCAAATTCTACAAGGTTTGTTAAAACACGTTCACCACGTACACCTGATGCACATTTCTGGAAAAAAACTGATATTGATAGATGGATTGATATTAAAATAAAATACTTAAAAATTTCTCTTGATAATTTTTTAAACTCCAGACTTAATGGATATGACCTTTATCACCCAACTAATGGTCGCACTTATCGTGCTGCATATAATTTCTTTCACCCTGATTTACAAAAAAGATATAAATTACTTTTAGAACTACAGTCTGGCAATTGGAAAGGTAAACTTTCTTACAATTCAAAATGCAATGACTTAGTAATGAAAGAGTTTAATAATTTAATTAAACCTATACAATATGTTCCTACTGACTATTCAAAATACTTAAATAAAGTAAGAACTAAAGATTATGCAGAAAAAGGTTTATATAACTCTATGAAAACAGCAAAGATTTTAGACATTGCTAGTACAACTATTAAAAGATATAGGCTATCAGGTGTTCTAAAAGAAGGTGAACACTATTTTACTGGTGAGCATTACTTTCACAGATATATGTATGATCCTGAGAAAACGAAAAAAGCATTAGTTAAAGCTGGATACAACCAAAAATTAGCAGCTATACAAAAAAAAAGATGGGCAAAAATTAGAGGTGACAAGTAATGAGAAAAATTTACAACTTTATTTTTTTAAGCAACATTAAACTTTATGATTCAATGTTTTATAAAGCTGAATTGATTGCTGAATCAGAACTACCACATAATCTGAAAATTATTTATGTCTGGTGTATTTGTCAAATACAAAATCTTTGTGGTTTGCTTAATAATTTTTTGATCTTTATTGATGATAAGTTTGTACTTAATAATCTTATTTCCTTACAAGAAATTCAAGATTTTGGTATCGATTTAGAAAGAAATCAAAATTTAAGAAAAAAATACGAAGAGGAACAAGAATGAGAAAAACACTTGCAGACCTTAGAGGTAAGCTTGTTGCTTGGAAAGGTTGGGAAACTAGCCAGAGGCACAACAGAACATGGATTTGTATTTCTAAAGCTTATGTAATTCCTTGGGACAGAAATATGGCAATACAAAAAATTGTTGAAAAAAAAGGTGGTTTTTATTTGCATCACTTTTGGCTCACAGGTGATAAACAAAATAATGCTCCACAACCTATCCATTTGTACGACAAATTAGGAGGTGTCGGTATTGTTCGTAGTTATATGAGAAACAATGGATCTATTGATTACACAATAAAAATGCCTGCTGATCTCTGGAATGTAGAAAGTTTTATTGATTTATATAATCAAGAATATAAAAAAACTACAGAAAAACAAAAAATTCAAAGATTAGAAGAAGGATTACAACACATAAGAGAGCATGAAAAAAATGATGAACATATTTTGTATGGTCTTACAAGATCAATAAGCAGCTTAAAAAAAGAGTTAGAAGAGGAAAAAAGATTTATAAAAAATTCACTAGAAGCTACAAATAAAGCTTTGAAAACAGTAAAAATGAATGGTAAATGTAAAAAATTAGATTTAATAAAATTTCCTAACAGAAAAATTCGTACTCAAAAGGTTTTTTAAAATGACTTTCTACAACACAATCAACGAAAAGCCCAGTGAACTTGCTAAATCACAAACAAAAGCTAAAACACAGGAACAAAAGATTATTAATTGTTTTAAGCAATACGAAAGGCCACTAAGCCCATCAATGGTTCTTTCTATCTCAGGATTAAACTGCCCTATAACATCAATCAGAAGAGCTATGACAAACTTATCTGATGATGGCAAACTGGAAAAAACAAAAGACTTTGTAATGGGTAACTATGGAAAAAAAGAACACCTTTGGTGTTTACCTAAAAAACCAGAATCATTTACTCAATCAACTCTACCTTTTTAAGAATGATTGTTCAGTTAAGTCCTTCTGAAGTTTTAGTTTGTGAATGTATAGGAAGAATGAGATCATTGATTGCTCGCACAGCAAATGTTAAAGATCAAAAAATAGGTCAACATGATGGAAGTGATGCTGATGTAATGGGTTTTAAAGGAGAATATGCTTTCGCAAAACACTTTAATGTTTTTCCTGATCTTGGTTTATCACCCAGAAGTGGGAGTTATGATGGAGTTTTGAAAGATTTTAAATATGATATTAAATCAACACACATAAAAAATGGTCACTTGTTAGCAACAAAAAAAATAAATCCTGATGTCGATATTTATGTTTTATGTATTGTTGATAATAATCAAGTTGATATAAAAGGCTATGTTAAAAAAGAAGATTTCATTATTCCTGAAAATTTAAAAACATTAGGACATGGTGAAGGTTATTGCTTGAATCAATCTCAACTAACACAATTTAAATTAAAAACATAATGAAAAACAAAGACTTTGACACCTTCAACAATGACCGCATCAATGCACTAAGAAAAAGGATTGATGAACTAATATTTTTAAAAAATAGCTGGGAGAAACAAAGTAAATCGACAAAAACTAACGATTGACGCTACATTTAGAATAATAAAAACCATAAATCCATAGTGGCTAACGGCAGAACTAGCAAGAATGAATATGAGTACAGAGTGAACAAAGTGGCAAAACTTTTGTCTGTTGGTAGTGTTAGGTCAGATATACACCAATTTGCAACAAAGGAATGGGGGGTTCATTCAAGAACTATAGATAGATATATCCAAGATGCTAGAGAGATTGTAAAGCAGGATTTTGACATTGATCGCAGACAATTTACGGCAGATATTCTTTCTCAATATGCATCATTAGCAAAAGAGGCTAGGAAATCAGGGCAGTTGCACGTAGCTTTAGGCTGTATAAACTCAATGGCTAAAGTAGGACAGGTAAGCACTTGAGCATTCTAAATAGAGAAGGATCAGTCTTAGATCACATAGGCAGTCACTACGTTGATATTGATACTGATGAGCTTTTAGATCGCATAAGAACAGATTTACACCCACCCCAACAACAGTTCTTTGATAATCAGAACGAAATAGTTGGCCTTTCTGCTGGATATGGTGCTGGTAAGACAAGAGCTTTGTGCAGTATGGCTGTAAAGCTTGCAGCTATGAATATTGGATTTATTGGTGCTGTTATGGAACCCACTGCACCGCTTATCAGAGACATATGGCAAACAGACTTTGAATTGTTCCTTGAGCAGTATGAAATCCCATATACTTTCAGAGCTAGTCCGCTTCCAGAATATACTTTGCATTTCAAAGAAGGTGACAGCAAGCTATTATGCAGATCTTTTGAAAACTGGAGTCGAATAATAGGCTTGAACTTATCGCACGTTCTTGTTGATGAAATAGATGTTGTATCCCCAACTATTGCAGATAAAGCCTTCCCAAAGATACTGGGACGACTAAGGGCTGGTAATGTCCGCCAGTTTTGTGCAGCAAGTACACCAGAGGGATTTAGGTGGCTATACAACACCTTTGGTACAGATGAAGCAAAGGAGAGAACCGATAGGCAGCTAATCAAGATGAGGACTCAAGACAATCCACATTTGCCTAGTGACTTCATTGAACGTATGCAAGCCAACTATGATCCATCAATGTTACAGGCGTATTTAAATGGAGAGTTTATCAACTTAACTACAGGTCAGGTTTATGACCGCTTTACCAGAGAAAAGAATGTCATCAATGTCAAACCTGATATTGGCCTTGAACCCTTGAGAATCGGCTTGGATTTCAATATATCGAACATGAACTGCGTGATCGGTATTATCCAAAATCAAAAATTGTTAATATTTGATGAGATTAGTGGCAGTCACGATACAGATAGCATTGCCCAAGAGATCAAAGCCAGATACCCTATGAATAAGATTTACATATACCCAGATGCAAGTGGAGGCAACAGAAGTACTAATGCAAGTCAGACGGACATTCAGATTCTTGAAGGATATGGGTTCAGCAATCAAAGCCCACGCAGCAACCCACCAGTCAGAGACAGGATTTCTGCCGTACAGGCTTTATTATGTAACGGCAAAGGGGAAAGCCGTTTACAAATCCATGCCAGTTGCCGAAAGCTAATTGAATCAATGGAACTTCAGTCATACACAGAGAAGGGAGAACCAGATAAAGAGTCTGGCTATGACCATATGGCTGATGCTGTGGGATATTTAATATGGCGTGAATTTAATCCATTATTTGCTAGGTCGGGCAAAGCTACAGGGATTAGAATATATTAAGAACATGATAGTATTGAGGCAAAACTGTGTATAGCTCACTAAATATTTACAATCAGCCCATAACACAAGCTGCTACTACAGTTGCCAGCCCTAATGCTGCTTATCAAAGGATGAGTCAGTTCTGGGATTTGATAACAGATTTGAAGGAAGGAACATATAAGATTAGGAGTGAACATAGAAAATACTTGCCACAAGAAAGCAGGGAGACAGATGATTCATATGACGTTAGATTATCGAGATCAACAGTAGTGCCATATTTGCAGCGTATTGAAAAGATGCTATCAGGTATGTTGGTCAGAAAGCCAGTCCGTTTAGATGACGTTTCAGATCTTGTTCGTGAGCAACTTTTTGATGTTGACCTTGAGGGTAATGATCTTAATGTTTGGCTATACAACACAGCAAGACTGGCAATCAGCTTTGGCCATGTTGGGGTACTTGTTGATGCACCAAAGGAAGGGGACAAAACCAGACCATACTGGGTGACGTACACACCGAAAGACATTCTAGGATTTAGGTCTGAGATCATAGATGGTGCAAGGCAACTCACACAGTTGCGTTTATTAGAACAGGTTGTTGAACCAGATGGAAAATATGGTGACAAGATCATTAAACAGATCAGAGTATTAGAAAGGGGCAGATATGAGATTCATAGAAAAGATGAAAAGAAGGGCGAATATAAATTGTTTGATGAAGGTGAAATGAGCCTCAAGGACAAGATTCCTTTTGCCATTGCCTACTCCAACAGAGTTGGTTACTACGAAAGCCGCAGTCCTTTGTATGATATTGCAGAACTAAATCTCAAGCATTATCAGATACAGTCTGACTTGGATAATATTTTGCACATAAGTTCTGTTCCCATGCTTGCAGTCTTTGGGTATCCAAATGCAGATGAGATAACAACAGGGCCTAATGAGGCATTATCATTGCCACCAGAATCAAGAATGGAATACATTTCTCCATCAGGGGACAGCTATGACAGCCAGTTCACAAGACTGAAAGATATTGCAGAACAAATCAATACATTGTCACTAGCCGCAGTGCTTGGACAAAAGTTGGTAGGAGAGACAGCAGAGGCCAAAAGGATAGATAGATCGCAGAATGACAGCACAATGATGGTCATTGCACAGCAGATGCAAGACTTGATTGATAACTGCCTTAAGTTTCATAGTGAATACCTTAATGAGCCTAATGCTGGCAGTAGTTTTGTAAACAGGGATTTTGTAAGTGCAAGACTAGAACCACAGGAGATAACATCATTGCTCACATTGTTTACTGCTGGAACTATTAGTCAAGAAACTCTACTTAAGCAATTATCGACTGGAGAAGTTTTGCCAGATGATTTTGATATTGAAGAGGAGATAGAAAGTACACAGCAGGGAGGTCTTACAGAAGTAGAGCCACCAGAAGAACCTGACCCAGACCCAGAGGAGGAACAAGAGGAAGAATGATAGATGGATACTCCAGAGGTATTTTTTAGGGAAACTATTGATCTTAATAGGTACAGTAATTCTGTTGCAAAGAAATATGCTGTCACTTATAACGAAATAATAGTCAATGCAGCCAAACAACTTAAGCAGATTGATCTTAGACAACAAGCCGCAGATGCTGGTGTAGTAATCGCACCTCAGACAAGGAAAAGACTAAGAGCAATAATCAAACAATCAAAAGATAGTCTCGCAACATGGTCAACTAAATCGGCAAGAGATTTTAAAAAAGAACTTCAAGGGGTAACGATATTACAGAAAGATTTTATTGAAAACGAATTGAAAAAAGTTACAGCATCTGGTGATGTACCGATCAACAGCGTTGCAATAAGTCCCAAGTATGCAGAGTCAGTTATTATGACTGATCCATCAAAAGTAAATATTTTTACAAGTAAAGCTTTTACAGAAGATAATTTTGTAAACTTTGGCTCTGGTAAATTTAGTCTTACTGCTACACAAGGGGCTGCAATAAGGCTGCCAAATGGCACAACAGTAAGCAAAGCATTTAGAGGTTTAGCAGAATCTTCGGCAGAAAGATTAGATTTAGCTGTCAGATCAGGAGTGTTTGCTGGTGAGTCACTAGATCAGATTACTAGGAGACTTGTTGGTAGGCTTGAATTTGCAGATTTTGGCCCTTTATCTGTTAAGCAGTTAGCTCTTGCTGGAGGAGAACTTACAAAAGTAGCTAATAATCAAATCTCAACCATTGTTAGAACATCTGTTAATCAAGTTACGAATCAGGCATCACAAGCTGTATATGCAGCCAATAAAAAGGTTGCCCCTAAATATGAATATGTTGCAACGCTAGACTCAAGGACAAGTCCGATATGTCAGAGGTTAGATGGCCAGATATTTGATTACAACAAAGGCCCTACACCACCTCAACATTTTAATTGTCGATCAACTACTGTCCCTGTTGTTGACTTTGATGGTCTGCAAAAGAAATATCCAACGCTTGAAAAACCACCAGCAACTAAACTTGATACCAGACCAAGTATTACAGGAAGAGTTCCACAAGGAACACCATACGGCAACTGGCTTTTGCAACAGGATAAAAAGCTGCAAGTTAAGACTTTAGGTAATGAAGGAAAGGTAAATTTCTTTAAAAAGCTTGCAAAAAAAGAAGGTTCTGGACAGGCAGCGTTGCGGAAGATGATAAGAACAGATGGAAGCGAAAGAAGTTTGAAGGACTTGGAGAGATTGTATGGCAAGCCCAGAGATATAACTATCAAAACAAAAACTCCTAAACCTGTTGCAAAACCTGTTGCATTTGAACGAAGGCTTGTAGATTCAAGCCCAGAGCAATTAAGAAAAGATGGCAGGGCGTTAATGAATGAAGTAGGTGAGTTTGATACAGCTAAACTTAAAAAATTAAATGATAACTTTAGATCGGCTGCGGCAAAAAGTGGTTCTAATTTGAAGCCAGAGTTGGCTGATAAGTTACAGGCAGACTTTGAAAAAGCTAAAAATGAATACTTAAATTATCGTGGACAGATTTTACAAAAATTTGAAAAATTAAAAAATAAAATGCTAGAAACACCCCTCAGTCAATCGCAAATAGATGGTTTTGTAAAAAATACGAAGATTACAACATGGCAAGCTGCACAAAAAACACAAATTAGGGGTTATTTAAGTGAATATATAAGAATGTTCAATGGTAATGGTTTTATTGCTGCCCCTAATGGTGTTCCACCTATAACAAAAATAGGCAAAGCACAAAGGGCATCAAACAGTTACTGGAAAGGTCAAATGTCAACAAGTGGTGGAAGAAACTATGTAAGTAAATCAACGACTTTCCATGAAATAACTCACTCAGTAGAGGTAATGAACCCTAAATTAAATAACTATATGAATGAGTGGAAATTTAATAAAGGATTTACAGATAAAACAAAAATTCAAGAGGTTATTCATAAGAAAAAAGCTCTTGCATCTAGCGGTGCATCTGATTTGGCAAAGAAAAAACCAGTATATAAGCTAAAAGATATTACTCATATCAATTATGATGCCAGAGAAAAAGCGTTTGTTGATAAATATTTAGACCCTTACATGGGTAAAATATACGAGCCAGATAATTTTGTTAAAAGGTTTGGTATTGATGGTTCACCAGAAGCTTCAGAAGTTTTAACAATGACAGTGCAACAATTTGCTGATGTAGAAAATATGCCAAAAGTATTAGCTGACCACCCCGATCTTTTTGAACTTATAGTTGGTATGTCTAGGGCAAAGGGTCTGTAGAGTATCCAGTGGGATAGTTTTGTAAATCTTTGACTGCTTGTAATCTTGCTTTCTCTGGTATTTTTATATTTGACAACCCAACTGAATCAACGGCTGCATTTATAACATCTGCAATATCACACCTGTCTTTATCAAACAAATGACCATGCACTCCAAATAATCCTTCTTTTACATCATTATTCCAAAACTCGACAGCATCTTTTGAACCTACAGCCTTTGCTGTTTGTTTAGAATGTTGTATTTCAATATCCCCTAAGGGGGTGGTGATAGTTATAGTAAGCATAGTTGTAGTTTAGTTATGCCACTTAAAAAAGGCAAATCACAAAAGACTATCTCTGGCAACATACGTTTGCTGATGAAAGAGGGCAAGACATTAAAACAAGCTCAAGCAATAGCTTTATCAACTGCTAAAAAACGCAAAAGGAAGTAATATAAAAACAGCTACTTTTATTGTTATGCCTTCACACTATGGTTCAATGAAACCCAAAGGAACAAAGAAAAAGAAAGTTAAGAAGGGAGGTAAAAAGTAATGGGATATACATTTAAAGTTCAGACTTATGATGAGTCAAAGCCTAAGGCAGAAAACTGTGAAGTAAAGCCTAAAACAACAAAAAAGAAAGCTAAAAAGTGACAAGAAAATTTAGGCGAGTTCCAAAGGACAAAAAGACAGGTGTTCCAAAAAAATATCTGTCTGGTTCTAAAAGTAAGTCTGCGAAAGCGGCTGAGATCAAGCGAACTGCCGAAGCTTACAGAAAAGGAGAGTATATTGATATAAAAGCTGTATCTAAATCACGCACCAAACAAAATGTCACAGGCAAAAAGAAGAAAACCACTAAGCGAAAGCGTAAAAGCTAGTTTAAAGAAAAAGGCTGAAGGCACACGTTTTTTTTATGGTGAACTTGCAGAGGTTTACCGCAAAGGACAGGGTGCATATCTTTCTGCTGGTTCAAGAAATGTTCCTATGGCAGCGTGGGCTATGGGCAGGGTAAATAGTTATATGAGGGGTGATAAAGCAAGAACAGCAGACGCAGCAATCTATTCAAGATACAACAAGAAAAGATGAAGCTAACTACCAGACAAAAAAACACACTTGCAAAGCACCAAAAGGCTCATGGTCACACAAAGGCTCATATGGAATATATGAAACGTAAGATGAGAGAAGGGGTTTCATTTACTGAAGCACACAATATGGCAATGAAGAGGAAAGGCAAATGAGTGATCCTAGATTAAAAAGATTTGGACTTGCTGGTTTTAACAAACCAAAGAGGACCCCATCACACCCAACAAAGAGTCATGTTGTTCTTGCAAAAGAAGGCGATAAGGTTAAATTAATTAGATTCGGGGCGCAGGGTGCAGATACAAAGCCACCAAGAAAGGGTGAATCAGAGGCAGATAAAGCAAAACGCAAGAGTTTTAAGGCTAGACACGCTAAAAATATTGCCAAAGGTAAAATGTCAGCAGCTTTTTGGGCAGACAAGACAAAGTGGAGCTAATATTGTGAATAATTGTAAATTTTTTATTTATGGCTGACGAACCAATCAAACCAAATCCACCTGTAGATACAGCAGCGTTGATGGCAGAAGTTGAAGCACTCAGAAAAAGCAACAGAGAGATTTTAGATGACTACAAAAAAGCAAAGGAGGCGGCAAAAGCTGTTCCACCAGATGTTGATGTAGATGCTCTTATAGCTTTTAAACAACAGAAAGAAAAAGAAGAGTTAGAGGCAAAGGGCAGATATGATGAGGCGATTGCTAAACAGGCACAGCAGTATCGTGATGCTGAAGAGGCAAAGAACAAAAGAATCCAAGAGCTAGAAGCTAGGCAGAGACAGCTTGAAGTTGAAGCCCCAGCAGTAACAGCCCTTGCTGATGTTGTACACGATCCCCAATATGTGCTATCACGCATCAGTAAGGATCAACTTGCAAGAGAGGCAGATGGAACAGTTGTTGTTGTTGATGGTTATAACAGGACTCCAGTTAAGGACTGGGCAATGTCAAAAATGCCTTCATGGGTACAGAAGAACCCAAGACCACAAGGCGGTGGAGCAACGACAACTAAAGTACAGACTGAAACAGTAGCTGCTGGTGAAAAGAACCCCTTTGCAAAGGAATCTTTCAACCTTACAGAGCAAAGTAGGTTATATAGAACAGATATAAATAAATATAATATGCTCAAAAACGCAGTTAGCGGTTAGTATAGAACTAACGTGGTTGTGCCATGTCAGAGGTTGTGCCTCGAAGTAAACATATTAATTAAATTCTAATGGCGACATTAAGATCGGATTTAATTATTCCTGAGGTGTTTACTCCCTACTTGATCGAAGCGACAACTCAAACTGACAGCTTCCTACAGAGTGGGGTAGTGCAACCTTTGGCAGAATTAAATCTTTCCGCAGAAAGAGGCGGTGATTTTGTAAAGATACCTTTTTACAAAGCAAACTTAACAGGTGATTTTGAAGTATTAACAGATAGCACTTCATTAACTCCAGCAAAGATCACAGCAGATAATCAAATTGCTGCTGTTCTTCACAGAGGTCGTGCTTTCAGTTCTAGAGACTTAGCTGCACTTGCAGTTGGTGGTGGCGTAGATCCTATGGCTGCTATTGCTCAGAAGATGGCTGCTTATGTAAACAACCAAAAGCAAAAGGATTTATATTCTTGCTTAACTGGTGCATTTGGATCTATCAACGCAAATGACAGCAATTCAGCTTTATTTGCTTTGACTATTGATTCAGAGTCAGGTGATACTCCAACAACTTTAAGCCCAAGACACGTTGCTAAAGCTCAGTCTTTACTAGGCGATCAGGGCGGTAAGTTAACAGCCGTTGCAATGCACTCTAAGGTTTTCTATGACTTAGTAGAGCGTAATGCCATAGATAGAATCTATGACAACACTGGCGCACCTGATACAGGAGCAACAAGTGGTAGTACAACAAGAGCATTTGATGGCCCTACTGCTGTTAATACCTTCATGGGTCTTAACGTAATTGTGTCTGATGATGTTCCTACAACAGGATCTGGTTCTTCAACTGAGTATTCAACATTCTTCTTTACACAAGGGGCTGTTGTTACTGGTGAGCAAGCACCAATCAGAACACAGACAGATAGAGACATTCTTGCTTTAGAAGAAGCAATGGCAGTGGATCTCCACTACATCTATCACCCAGTAGGTCTTAAATACGCTGTATCAACAGTTAACCCAAACAGAACAGTTTTGGAGACAGTTGCATCATGGTCGAAAGTGTATGAGACAAAGAATATCGGTATTGTTAGAGCTACTAACGTATCTAATCAGGATTAATCATGTCTTCATTATTTGACGTAACAGCAGGGTCACTTATAGGCCCTACAACAGGCGGCACTGTAACTCAGGCCACTAACAAAGCAACAGGTGTAACTCTAAACACTCAGAGTGGACAGATCACAATGAACGGTGCTGCACTAGCTGACGCTGCGGAAGTATCTTTCACAGTGACTAATAGCAAGATTGCAGCGACAGACGTTGTTGTTGCTTGTCATGGTTCTGCTGGAACTGCTGGTGCTTACATTGTGAGTGCTAACGGAATCGCTGCTGGATCATTCAAGATTACAGTTTCTAACGTGTCTGGTGGATCTTTAAGTGAAGCTATTGTTATTAACTTTGTTGCCCTCAAGGGTGCATCAAGCTAATGGCAATGTACGCATTTAGGCGTATGAGAGAGAGGAATGAGGCTGCTCAAAAGGCAGCTTCACTCACTCAAACTCTTGAAAAGCCAAAACCAAAATCTAAGCCCAAAAAGGTAAAACTCAATGGCGATAACTCTTGATGCTACTGTTGGTGGGGCTAATGCCAACACTTATATAGGTCTATCTGATGCAAACTCTTTTATCGAAGGGTTAGTTCTAAGTGATGATGCCGCAGCATGGGATAACTCATCTACGGACAATAAAAATCGTGCATTATTTACAGCAGCCCAAAGAATAGACAGAGAGAAGTTCTTAGGAGCTAGGGTATCTGATACTCAAGCTTTGGAGTGGCCTAGATCAGGAGTAAGGAAGCCTGACACATACACCAACTTGTATGGATTAAGCTTTCCAAATAGATTAGTTGCTGATTATTACCTTGATACTGAAATCCCAGATCGTGTAAAAAATGCACAGGTTATCTTGGCTGTTTATCTCAACAACAATAGGAACGGTTTAGAACTAAGTGGCTTAGAGGACTTTGCTGCTGTAAGTATTGGAAATATAAATGTTACTCCTAGATTTTATGGGGCTACTGGTATTGATCGTATTCCACCGATAGTTGATCATTACCTAATGGGTATTAGAATAGGTGGAAGAGCAAATATTGGCATCAAGAGGAGTTAATTATGGCTAAAGCTTATGGATTTGGTTCTCCTGTTGATTACAATATCGGGGCAGAAGTCATAACAGATACAGCAGCCCATACAGGTCGTTTTAAAAGAATTGACTTTTATGAAAACACACATATCACAACTCTTGTAACTGAAAACTATACAGGTAATTCACTAGATGGTGAAACAATCCCAGCAGGTTTTCATATTGAGGGTGTTTTTACCAGTATTACGCTCCAAAATGGAGCTTGTATAGCTTACAAAATTTAATTATGTCTTATTCTGATTTCCCAGCAGCCAAAATTATCAATGATACTGACGCACATACAGGGCGTTTTGGAAAGGTTGTTGCCTTACAAGATTCTGTAATCACACTTGTCTCTGAGAATGTAACAGGTGATTTAAGTGCTGTTCCTTTTAAATCCAGTAATGAAATTTGTGGTGTTATAACTAGCATTACTTTAGGAAGTGGAACTGTTATTGCTTATTTATTATGAGCCTTGCAAACGCATTAAAAAAAGCTGCATCAAAAACTCTGGGTAAACTTGGAGGTGATGTGACTATCAGGCAAGTTACAGCAGGGGCATACAACACCACTACTGGAGCTATTACAGAATCTACATCTGATACAACTATTAAAGGTGCATTGAGTAATGTTTCAAGAAATCAGGTAAATGATTTAATTGAGTCACAGGATAAATTGCTTACTATTTCTGCTGGTGATCTTACATTTGTCCCTACAACCAAAGATAGAGTTGTTATAAGTAGTGTTGAATTTAAAATTATTCAAGTAATAATTAATGAGCAAAATAATACACCAGTAAGTTTTGATCTTGTTTTGAGGTAATTATGGCAAGACAAATAAGGCTTGATCAAATTGATAATGTTATGAGGGAAGCAGTAGAAGATTTAGTAAGAGCAACTACTTTGGAATGGACAGCTAGAGTAAAAAAAGCAACACCAGTTAGAGTTGTTTATGAGGGAGAACCAAAAGGAGGTGGTCAGCTAAGAGCAGCATGGCAGACTGATATTAAACCATTACAGGGAACAGTCACAAATAATCTGCCTTATGCAGAGCCTGTTTGTTTTGGTGTTAACTTACCACCATCATGGGGTGGTCAATACAGAACTAGACAAAAAACTGTTGCTGGTTTTCCAGAACTTATTGGAAAAGAGCTTGAACAATATGCCAGAAAAGAGTATGAAAGAATCAAAAGGGGTATTTAATGGCTGCTATTGATTTAAACACTGTCAGATCCACAATAGAGGCTAGGTTAGCCACAGAGCTTGCTTCAAGCCCAGCTATCCCTGTTGTATTCAATAACATGACCTTTGATTCAACAACTGAAGATACTTTTGTTCAATGTGTTACTAGCTTTGGTGCAAACGAATATTTAACTCAAGGTGACTCAAGCACTGCCACAAATAATGTTGTTGGTTTAATTATTCTTAATGTGTTCACTGAGGAAGGTATTGGAGCAGGGTCAAACTATACTATTTGCAAGAGGCTTAGAGACTTATACAATAGGATCACTGTTTCTAATGTAATTTTTGATCCACCTATAGGCCCTGAGATATTTACATCAAGTCCAGAGGGTAAGTTTCAAACTCAAATTAGAATCACTTTTAACATTTATGAGGATCTTTAAATGCAAATAACAGAGACAATGCTTGATGCAATCGAGGCTGTAAAAGGTAGGCGTGACCCTGCTTACTGGGATAATCGTTGTAGACGATATATGGAAAAACAAGAAAATTTAAAAAAAGATGTGAAAAAACCTAAAAAAGGTTAATATAAAATAAATACTTTCTTTTGTTATGGCTATTAAGGGTGATGTTGGGAAAATCATGTTTGAAAACGCTGGCGGTACGGAAGCTGACGTTGGTCAAACAAGGTCTTGGTCTTTGTCTATCACTAAAGACACTATGGAGACAACAAAACAAGGCGATACATTCAAAACAAATATTGGTGGCCTGATTCAAGGTGAAGGTTCAGCAGAACTTCTTTACAATCCATCTGAAACAGGTGCAGGCTACACAACATTTATTGATGATGTATTAACTACAGGTGATAACGCTGACGCATTATTTGAATTGTTCCCTGATTCTGGAGAATCAGCTAAAAAAATTAGTTTTGCAGGTATTATCACTAACGCCGAATATGGTGCAACACTTGGGGAAGTTCAAATAATTAATATTAGTTTTATTACAAGCGGTACTATAACTTCAGCTATATAGTAAATTTAAGATACTTCGCACTTAATTTATGCCAAACAAAAGAACCATTGACCTGTTAACTGAATCTTACAAAGATCAGATGACAGCAAGACGTAAATATGAGTTTAAAAATGCTCAAGGTGAAAAAGTAGTAGATTTATATTTCAAACCATTAACAAGATTCGATAGACAAAGGGCGCAAAGTGTTGCTGGTACTGATGAGGCTCTTACAGTGTCAACTCAACTTCTTTGTCAAATGGCAGAACTTGAAGATGGTACAAAAGCTTTTGCCCTTGCAGATGCACCAAACTTACAAAGAGAATTACCAGAGAATATTTTAAATGAAATAGAGTTATTTTTGTTTGATATAAAACTTGATGTAGATACAGCAAAAAACGATTAAGGCGAGATAGTTGGCTTAATTTTGAGTTTTTTCTCGCAACAGAACTTGGTAAGACATTAATTGAATTAAGAAAGGCTGTAACAGAAGAGGAGCTTATTTATTGGGCTGCATATTATGAAAATAAATTTGACGAAGAAAAAAGAGCAGCACAACGACAAAAGGCCAAATCAAGGTAATATATAATAAAGGTTATTTGTATTTGTGGCACAGGCTAATGTAAAACTTACGGTTGATGCTAGTGGTGCAACTAGAGCTTTAAACGGTGTTCAGAGTCAAACTAACAAATTACAATCTGCTTTTGGTGGCCTTAGAACTGCTCTAGGTGGTATAGGTCTTACATTGTTAGCAAAGAACGCAATACAAACATCAACTAATTTTGAAAAATTAAATGTAAGACTTGGGCTTTTAACAAAAGCGTCTGGAACTTTTGCCAGATCACAAGAAATAGCTGCTGATGCACAGAAAGCTTTTGGATTAAGTGCAACTGAGGCTCTTGAAGGAATAACAGATATTACAGCTAGATTACAGCCTCTTGGTGTAGGAGTGGAAGATATAAAATCAACATTTTTTGGATTTAATACAGCAGCAAAATTGGCTGGAGCTTCAGCTATTGAATCATCAAATGCATTTAGACAATTAGCACAGGCTCTTGGTTCTGGAAGGCTAGCTGGAGATGAATTTAGAAGTATATCTGAACAAATACCAACATTGTTAGCTCCTATTGCTGAAGAATTAGATGTCAATGTGGGTGCGCTTAAAAAATTTGCTGCTGAAGGTAAATTAACAAGTGAAGTTGTATTAAGAGCATTAAGACAAATTGAAACAGATGGAGCTGCTTCGTTAAAAGCATTACTTGAAAATGACCCTACACAGGTATTTAAAAATTTAGGAAATGAAACAGAAAATTTATCAAGAGCTTTTGGTGAGGCATTACAGCCTGCCGTGTTACCTGTTATTAAAGCATTAACTCAATTAACTATTGCAGCAACTGAGTTTGTAAATTCTCCAATCGGAAAAACTGCACTAATATTTACAGCTATTGCGGTTGCAGCAAAAGGTGTTGTAATAGTCTTGCCATTAGTTAGTGCTGCATTGATAAAAGTAGCTGCTGCTGGTGGTTTAGCTACTATTGCTTTAAATGCAATACCATTTGTTGCTGTTGCAACAGGAATTGGAGCTATAGTAACACAGTTAATAAAACAAAGACAGGAACAAGATAAAGTTACTCAAGCAATAAAAAATGGTGAAAAAGCACAGCTTGAAGCACTTGAAGCTGATCTCGGCATAAAAATGGCAAAAGAAATAGCAATAATTAATGAGTCAACTGATAAAAGAACAATCGCAGCAGCAAAAAGAAGATTAGCAATATTAAAAGAGGAAATGAAACCTATAAAAGAAAGATTAGATACTGTGATTAAAGAAAATGCAGAACAGTTAAAGAAAAATAAAACAACACAAAAAAATAAAGAAATACAAGAGGAAATAAATAAACTAATAAAAGATAATTTAAAAAAAGCTATTGCTTATGAACAGGCAGAAATAGATTCTGTTAAGGCTAAAGGTAAATTGATAGATCAATTAAGTGATCAAAAAGCTTTAGCACAAGCAGCAGTTGACGGAAATTTAGAACAAGTACAAACACAACAGGAAATAAATGCTCTTGTTGCAATTCATGGCGAGGGACTTAGAGATATAATTACAAAATATATTGAAGGC